ATTATGGAAGAATTTAAAGGAGACAAAAGAAGTAAGGCTTACAAAGAATGGAAAAAGAACCACGCTAATAAAAGTGAAGGTGTTGGGGATACCGTTGCAAAGATTACAAAAGCAACAGGAATAGAAAAAGCTGTTAAGTTTTTAGCAGGAGAAGATTGTGGATGTGATGAAAGAAAGAAAACATTAAATCATATATTTCCATATCAAAAGCCTTTATGCTTTACAGAAGATGAATACAATTATTTATCTGAACGTATTGGAAAGATAAACCAAGTTACAGTACCTGAACAAAAAGAACTATTAGTTATTTACAATAGAGTATTTAAAGACAATAGAGAATTGACAAGTTGCAGTAGTTGTTTTTTAAATGGTGTTTGGAAGAAGTTAGAACGAGTATTTAAAGAATATTCTTAATGGCAGTATCAAAAGGTAGGTATCAATATTCATTTAAACAAGGAAATGATGCTGAAAAAAAATTTAAAGATTTGATGGAATTGCGTGGTAATACTTGTGTTAAATCAAGCCGAAATGATGACATTAATAAACATATAGATTTTTATGTAAATGAGTTTTCAGTTGATGTAAAAGGAAATAGGCACTTAGAAACTATATGGTTAGAATTAAAAAATGTTAGAGGGAATAAGGGTTGGTTAGAAGGAGAAGCAGATTATATTGTATTTGATGTTGTTGAATTAAAATCTTTTTGTTTCTTTAAGACAAAAGAATTATTTGATTATGTTAAAAATATTAAGGAAATTGCAAAAGATAAAAAAGATTACAATAAGCTATACACAAGAAAAGAAAGAAAGGATGTTTTAGTTAAAGTAAGATACAATGACATAAAACACTTAGAGAAACAAAAAATAAAATATGAACAAGAAACTAAACAATATCAAGGAACTTGAGTATTACACTAACTTCAATTTAATTGGGGAGCATATTATTAAAAACAAGAAACTAAAACCTGAAAACCAAGCGTTAAACGATATGTATTATGCGTGGCAAGAAGTAGGGTTTTATGTACACAACTTAATTAGTAATGAAAGGGCGTATGAACAATCATTAAGCGAATATAGAAGTGATAAAACAAGGGCTGTTATACGTGCTAGGGAAGCTGAAAGTAAAATAGCTGAACTACAAAGAAAAATTGATAAACTACAAACAAAAATAAATGTTGGTCTTTAATATATTTATTGGTTATATAATACTTTTATTTAAAATAATATTTGCATACTTTATAATGCGAATGATTCACTTGGAAATACTTCGGCTTATGGGTTATGACATTAATGGAAACAAAAAAAACAATGAGTGATTCAATAAAAAAGTACGAAGAAATGATGGAAGATGGGAAGTGGTCTACAGATAGCACAGGATATTCTTATAACAACTTACCTAAAGACCCAATAGTATTAAAAGTAATAGATAAATTCAAGGCACGTTCAAGGGATGGTATTATAAAATATGGTACAACTTTACACGATAGTCCTGATGGTTTCTATGCTTGGGTAAATCACGCACAGGAAGAAGCAATGGATTTTATACTTTATTTAGAAAAAATTAAACAACAGAAATGAAAGAACAAACATTAGTAAAAATGCAGTACGACCTTAAATTAGTACAACAAGCATTAGTGGTTGCTTTAAATAAGATTGAAGTAATTGAAAAAAAATTAGAAAAAAATAAAGAAGAAAAGTAGTAGTTGTTAAAAAATTGTTTATATTTACAAAAACAAAACAATTATGTACGAAGAACTATTTTATCAATCTTACACTATCCAAGAACTAGAAAGGGTAGTAAATGACCCTACACAACTTAATGGGTATCGCAGGAGATGCGAACAAGAATTAAATAAACGTAACGAACAACAACAAGAAATAACAAGATTATGATAACACTATTAAATGGAGAGCATTGGGGTAAGGAAGAAATTCTTGCACAAATGTATGATGACTCATTTTATTATGGCGTATTAGGCAAACACGCTTTGAGTAGTTCAAGTCTTAAAATGATACTTAAAAGTCCTAAGACTTATAGAAACGTAATAAAGTATGGAGACCCTAATGGGGATAGTCCTGCATTAGCAGCAGGTAAGTTAGCGCATTGGATGGTATTAGAACCACACAAAATAGATGAATTACACTTTGTAGATGCTTCCACAAAGAACACAAAGATATATAAAGAAGCTAAAGAACAATATGGGGAAGTATTTTTAACAAAAGAAAGAAGTGCAGCAGAGCGTCTAACGGATGCAATATTTAGAAATGAAGCAGCACTACAATTACTAACCGATAGTGAATTTGAAGTACCTGAAATAGCAATGTTAAATGGATTACCATTTAGGGGTAAAGCAGATATCATACAAGGCGATACAATCATAGATTACAAAACTTCAGCTGAACTATCAAGTTTTAAATGGTCAGCTGATAAATATGGTTACGACTTACAGGCGTATATGTATCTAAGATTGTTTAACAAAAAGAAGTTTACCTTTCTTGTAATAGACAAAGCAAGTACTGACATAGGGATATTTGAAACCACTGATGACTTTATTGCAAAAGGCGAACAGAAATTTATACAAGCAGTAGACAATTACAAATACTTCTTTCAAGATGGAAACGACTTAGACCAATATGTAATGAGAGGAATATTATGAGTACAAGTTTTATAAATAATCAAATTAAAAAAAATAAAAATAGTGTATATAATAAAGATGGCACTATGAAAGATTACATTTTAATAGACAAAGAAATTGTAAGATTAGAAGAACAGAGACCTAAAAGATATAAAAGAAATGGTAAAGAAATAGAAAATAATAATATTGAAGAGTTTTCTAAAGAGTTAGATAATTTAAGAAACATAAGGGTTAATGGAAACAAAAGTAATAAACAAATTAAATTATTTAAAAATAGCAATAAATTAAATTTAGAAGCATTTAATTCAGGTTGCATATATATGCTTTATAATGACAATGAATTAGTTTATATTGGAGAAACAGTTTGCTTTATCTCAAGATTATCACAACATATTCAAGAGGGAAAGAAAGAATTTGATTCTTTTAAAATAAGATATTATATTGAAAATGATAGATGTAGAAAAAATACTGAAAAAAGAATGATAAAAAAATTTAAACCAAAATATAATTTAATACATAATCCTAATAATAAAAAATAAATTTTAGGTTGAATAAAGAAATAGTAGAAGAATTTTACTTACTTGCTTTAATAGATATAGCAAACGGAAAAGATATAGCAGAACTTGAAGAAGCTATTGATATGTACCAAGAAATAGAAGAATACGAAGCGTGTGCAGGGATACTAAAAGCAATACACGAATCAGGATATATGACAATAAGAGAAATAATTAACACAATAAACGAAATAGACAATGAAACACGAAATGATTAAAGAGATGGTAGAAGATTTTTATAAATTAAAAATAGATTCAAAAACAAGACAAAGAAAGTATGTTGAAGCACGTGCAATCTATTATAAACTATTAAGGGACAATAGTAGAATGAGTTTAGAAGCAATAGGTAAGACAATGAATAGAGACCACGCAACAGCATTACATTCATTAAAAAACATAAAAGATTGGTTAGAATATGATGAACAATTAAGACAAGACTATGAAACCTTAAACAAAAGGGTGGAACACGCTGCAAAATTAAACCCTGATTTTTTAACACAAGCTGTTTCAATAGAAGGATATTATGAAATAGAATACAAGAAACTAGAAGAAAAACATACTTACATAGTAAACAATAAAATTGCAGAAGCATTAGTAGAAGAAGCTAAAAAATATGATACACTATTAAACAAGTATAACTTCTTAAAAGTACGTTTAAAGAGGTACGAACCAAAAAGAATTTCAAGTGGAGAATTTGATTTAGTATGATAACAAACGAAGATAATATGGAATTAATGGCTAGGTATGAGGATAATCACTTTGACTTAGCTATTGTAGACCCTCCTTATGGTATAGGAATTAAAAGTTGTGTAGTTGAAAAACAACAAATAAGAAAAAAGAAACGAAAAATTAACACAAATAAACAAATAAGAAAAAAGAATAAACTTAAAGAATGGGATAAATCAATCCCATCAAAAAAATATTTTAAAGAACTTCAAAGGGTTTCAAAAAATCAAATTATTTGGGGTGGAAATTATTTCACAAAATATTTAAAGCCAACAAAATCTTGGGTATTTTGGTATAAAGGGCAACAAGGCTTAACAATGTCAGATGGAGAACTGGCGTGGTCAAGTCATAAAAAAGTTACACGAATGGTAGAATTTCATAGATGTAATATATGGAATGAAAATCCAATACACCCAACCCAAAAACCCGTAAAACTTTACGAATGGCTTTTAATGAACTACGCCAAAGAGGGAGACAAGATACTTGACACGCATTTAGGTAGTGGTTCAATAGCAATAGCTTGCCATAATTTAGGATATGATTTAACAGCTTGTGAATTAGATAAAGAATACTACGATGCAGCTATAAAAAGAATAGAACAGCACAAGGCACAAATAAGAATGTTTTAGAAAAACAAAGTTTTCTATTAACAAAAAACTGATAATGTTATTGTTATAGTATAATTAATAATAATCTTTTTTAATTATGGATAAAAGAAAAAACAATGGTGGGCATACAACAGCAGGAAGAAAATCCAAAGCTGATGAGGTTGCACTTATAGAAAAGTTAACACCATTAGAACCATTAGCGTTTGAAGCATTACAAAAAGGATTAGAACAGAAAGACTTTAAGTATGTTCAGTTGTTCTATAATTACTATGCAGGAAAACCAAGAGAAACTAAAGATATTACTGTTAACGAAGATTTACCTTTATTCATTGATTGATGCAGGTTAAAAAAACCATAGCATTAAGAAAGTTAAGGAAGTTAGATAATAGGATTAGAATAGTTAAAGGTGGTACAAGTGCTTCTAAAACAATTTCAATCCTTTGTCTACTTATTGACTACGCTATTACAAATGATGGTAAAGAAATTAGTGTAGTAAGTGAATCAATACCACACCTTCGTAGAGGTGCTTTAAAGGACTTCTTAGGCATACTTAAAGGACTTAATAGGTATAAGGATAGTCAGTTCAATAAAAGTACCTTAAAATACATATTTACAAATGGTAGCTATATTGAGTTTTTTAGTACAGACCAACCCGATAAACTAAGAGGAGCAAGAAGAACAGACTTATATATAAACGAGTGTAACAATGTACCCTTTGATGCTTATACACAATTAGCAGTAAGAACAAGTGGAACGGTTTGGTTAGACTATAATCCATCTAATTTGTTTTGGGTAGACAAAGAATTAATAGGTAAAGAAGATACAGATTACATTACACTAACCTACAAGGATAACGATGCACTACCTGAATCTATTGTAAAGGAAATAGAGAAAGCAAGGGAAAAAGCAAAGACTTCTACATATTGGGCAAATTGGTGGAGGGTATATGGATTAGGAGAAACAGGTTCTTTAGAAGGTGTGTGTATTCCTGATTGGAAAGAAATAGATAACATACCACAAGAATCAAGGTTGTTAGCTTATGGAATGGACTTTGGTTATTCAGTAGACCCTACAACCTTAATAGCTTTATTTAAATGGAACGATGCATATATTTATGATGAGGTTCTATATAAGAAAGGAATGTTAAACAGGGATATAAGTAGATACTTAACTCAATTAGATATAAAAGAAAACATTGTAGCTGATTCAGCTGAACCAAAATCAATAGCAGAACTACAAGGATATGGACATTCTATATATGGAGTAAGTAAAGGAAGGGATTCGGTGGTATATGGATTGAACCTAATAAACCAAAATGAAATATATGTAACTGCAAGAAGTAAGAACCTTAAACGTGAATTAGCAGGATATGTATGGGCAAAAGACAAAGAAGGTAACACTTTACAAAAACCTACAGGGGAACATCCTGACTGTATAGATGCTGCTAGGTATGTATTAACAGACCAATTAGAGAACCCAAACAAAGGGGAATATTTTATTTATTAAAAAAAAATGTAAAATATTTTGGTAGTTAATAAATTGTTTATATATTAGCACTATTAATAACAAAAACAATAACAAAATGAAACAGTACAAAAACGCAATTGACCAAATGATTTCTTTTAAACCATTTCAAGACGCATCAAAAAAATGGTTTATCGCAAGATATGTTGACAATGAACTTTATGAAACTTATTTAAGAAGTTTTGAAACAAAAGAAGCGTGTCAAAAAAGATGTGCCAAACATTTTTATCATTGGTCGCAACAAGTCAGTAATGATGCTTATTTAAACGGATAAAAAAACAGGGGGAGGCAACTCCCCTTTTGTATAACCAATAATTATATTATGGAAAACAAAACAGAATACACAATGATTAAAGAACTGATTGCTAAAGAAAACAGAAAGCAAGTGGTAAAAGTTATATTAGGTGGTGCAGCAGTTGGAATAGGTGGAGCATTAAGTTTAGTTCTATTTCC